TGACTCGTTATGCCAAGAAGATGGTTCGTCCAGATATGTACGGCCTTGTCGTCATCCGTGGACTCATAGGTGAAGCGGGTGCCACTAGCTAATCTATCGTAGTTTAGTAAAGTACCAAAAAAATGTAAAGCCCCCTTCTGAATATATTTGGAAGGGGGCTTTCGTTTATGTGAAACTACTTACAGTAAAGAAGAGTTTATATAGCCCTTCTAAGACACCCAATAGGAGGGAGATATTATGGCAAAAAGAGTGAGCGACGGAAGAATCGCAGCAATAATGAAGAGTGCGGTTTCTGATGAGATAGAGAATTGGAAACAGCTAGCAAATAAGCCATCAAAAGCCGGCAGCTATAGTGAGAATTATGTTGCTGGAAGCCCAAAGGCAAAATGGCGCCGCAGAATCTGGAAATATGGACCGATCCCGGCCGGAACAGAACAAACTTATACTCTTTCCGGAGCGATTTCTGGTAGTGCGAATGGTCACATCGAAGTGCGAGCTATCAGCCTTATGGTCACAAGTTCCTTGTCTTCTTCTATCTATATTGACAAGATAGGTCTCGGCTCTCCCATAAACGATGTGAACTACTTCTATTCATCTTCAGTCTCGACATCATTGGTATCTTCATCTGGTGATGCGATTCTGGCTCATCCGGCCCGCGGCGGCACATCCGAGTACACCGCCGGCGATTTGGTTAACGGCGGATATCATACCGCGAGCACGCATGTTACTGTTACATTTAACGCTGCCCCCGCCACAGATGTTGGGGATTTCTATGTATTTATTTATGTAGATAAATTCTGGAAGTTGTACGAATAGTTTAGTAAAGTACCAAAAAAATGTAAAGCCCCTCTTCTTCGGAAGGGGGCTTTCGTTTATGAAAATGCTAAAATCCCGAAAAATACCGCCGCCAATTTTTTGAGATTTTCGTTTTTCGTTTTTTAAAACTACTTATTAATGTAATTTAAGGAGGATCATCATGAATCCAAGACGACGTTTAATGCTTAAAACGCGCGCCCGCCGTAAACAAGAAGCAGTCACTGCTACACCAGCACCAGTTCAAGGGGCCCCGGTGCCTGTTGAAGAGGTCGCCCCCGCAGTTGAGGCCACACCAGCACCTGCCCCTAAAAAGGCCGCTACAGCAGCCCCTAAAAAGGCCGCAAAAGCTTCTACAAAGCGTTCAAAGAAAGCATCTTCGTAAGAAGAGAAGAAATAACATTCTCTATTGTTGATTTGCTCTCAGTATCACTATTTATGTAGTAGGAGTACGCATGCATGCCCACCAATCTTAATCCAGTTTCTCAAACCAGCGCGGTCATATTAACTTCCACAGGAAGCACTGATCTGGTTACTGGTTCTTTGCCTTTTGGTGTTTATAGTGGCTCGTCGCCCTTTATTAGCGGCGCGAGCGATCAGGTGGCATATGTATATAAGAAATTGGGTGGCGATGTTGTAGACATCGAATTAACCCCTTCTAACGTTTATGCTTCTTACGAGGAAGCGGTGTTGGAATACTCTTACGTTGTTAACCTTCATCAAGGTAAAAATGTTTTATCTAATGTGTTAGGAAGCGCAACAGCCTCATTCGATAACAAGGGTAATATCCAAACTGGCCCAAGCGGCTCAAATCTTAAATATCCCAGATATTCTCTTGGGTATTCCCGCCGTGTAGGTGACGCTGCCGCCGCTGCCGGCGGATTTGGTGGCACTGTTCCGCAATATTCAGCCTCCTTTAAGACTGTTCAAAATCAGCAAGATTATGATTTACAATCTATCATTAAGGATGCTTCTGACACCGGATTAGATGAATCTGGCAATGCTGTCCCATACTCTGGCAAGGTCGGGAACAAGAGGGTTGTTATTACAAAGGTGTTTTATAAGACCCCGCGCGCCATGTGGCGCTTTTATGGCTACTATGGTGGTATCGGAGTGGTAGGTAATTATTCAACCTATGGACAGTTCGCTGACGACTCGACGTTCGAGGTTATTCCCACCTGGCAGAACAAACTACAAGCGATGGCTTATGAAGATTCTATTTTCACGCGCACATCGAATTATTCTTTTGAGATTGTTAATAACAAATTAAGATTATTTCCGACTCCGAGTCATTATGGTTTTAATGATGGGCTTAATGATAGGTTCTGGGTAAAATTTTATGTTGATCAAGAGCCTTATGAATTAGATGGGACAACCGACTCCGGAATCGAGGGTGTTAATAACATGAATACTCTCCCGTTTGATAATGTCCCCTTTGCTAATATCAACTCAATGGGTCAACAGTGGATTCGAAAGTATTCATTGGCTCTCTGTAAGGAGATGTTGGGGCAAATTCGAGGAAAATTCACAACTATTCCCATTCCAGGCGAAAGTGTGACGTTGAATCACAGCGAACTCCTCTCACAAGCCAAAGAAGAACAGCAACAATTAAGAGATAAGTTGGCAGAAATGTTAAAAGAGACAGAATATGTCGCTCTCGCCAAGCAGGATCAAGAGATCGCCGACGCAGCAACAAATGTACTCAAAGTCACGCCGATGCCGATTTTTGTGGGGTAATAAAGAATGTCAAACGAATGGGAAAGACCAACTTCGCCACCACCACCCCTATTCTTAGGTAAAAAAGAGCGTGATCTTGTAAAACAGGTCAACGATGAGCTTATAGAAAAGGTCATCGGCCAACAGATCTTATACTACCCTATTGATTTAGAACGTACTAATTTTCATGATTTATATGGTGAAGCGGTAGAAAAGACATATCTTCCACCTATCCGCGTGTATGCTCTTGTTAAGTTTGATGAAGAGGCGACACAATATATGGATGGTGTAGGGGTAGATAGAAATTTTGTTATTACTGTCCATTTTCATAGACGCAGGCTGACAGAAGACCAAAATCTCTTTGTTCGAGAAGGCGACTTTATATTATATGGAGAAACTTATTATGAGATCGTTAAAACATCAGAAGAGAATAAGCTCTTCGGACAAGTAAATCACACATTTGAGATCTCTACGGTTTGTAAGAGAGCAAGAAAGGGGCTTTTTGATGCTACCTGATAACTTTGACTTTGCACAATTACCCACTGGTTCCGCAGAATACTCTTTAAAAGAAATAGGGATGTTGGCGTCCACTATCGAGGATATAGATTATGCATTAACTTCTTTTGTGAAGGTTGATCTTGAATTATACACTACTTCGAACGAGGGTTACAAACAAGTACCAGTTTTGTGGCAGACCCCTGAGCGTGCTTTTCAAGTAAAACATAAAAAAGATTTGAGAGATAATAATAATTCTATTGTATTACCTGTTATAACTGTTGAGAGAACAAATATAACAAAAGATCCTAGCCGCAAAGGCTCCTATCAGGCTAATAATTATTCAGTTGATAAGAATGGTCGCGCCGGCCGCTTTGTAATAGCTAAGCGAATAGTCCCTGACAAAACACGCAATTTTGCTGTTGCTGGAAATGTTCGTAAACCCAATTTTACTTCAGGAACTCAACAACGATATTATCCGTCTGTTAATCAAAAAGTAGTTGTCCAGACATTATCAATTCCAATTCCAGTTTACATCAGCGTAGATTATAAGATTCTAATTAAGACGGAATACCAACAACAGATGAACGATTTAGTAGCCCCTTTCGTGACTCGTACTGGTCAAATCAATTCGTTTGTAATGAGAAGAAATGGGCATTTATATGAAGCCTTTATACAGCAAGGGTTCACTCAATCGAACAACGTAAGCGCTTTGGGAGAAGACGCCCGGCAATTTACCACCGAGATAACAGTCAACGTTTTAGGATATCTGATCGGTGAGGGCATAAATGATGATCGCCCGATCGTCCGCATTGATGAAAATACTGTGGAGTACCAGTTCCCCCGAGAATCAGCAGTACCTGTCGGGAACTTCAATCTTTGGGAAGAAGAAGATTAGTTCAGGAACTAAATATTGAAAGTTCGGTATCCTTTTGGGTTTAAAAATACTATTTAGAGTATGATTAGGCATTAACAACACTTGCTTTTCAAGAGAGGAACCATAATATGTCAGTAAAAAGTTTCAAGTTTGTATCTCCTGGGGTGTTTATCAACGAAATTGATAACTCGTTTATCCCTAAGTCAGCAGATGCAATCGGCCCCGTTATCGTCGGTCGCGCCCGCCGCGGCCTCGCGATGCAACCCGTAACAGTCGAGTCTTATTCAGATTTTGTCAATATGTTTGGAGACACTGTTCCAGGAAACGGGGGTGGCGATGTTTATCGCGATGGTAACTTACAATCCCCAATGTATGGCACTTATGCTGCAAAAGCATTCTTGAACGCCAATGTTGCTCCCGTAACTTACGTGAGACTTCTTGGTACTGAAACCACGGTTGGAAACACCGCCGGCGGCGATGCCGCGGCAGGCTGGAAAACCACCAACACCATCAGTTCAACTGCCCTAAGTAATGGCGGTGCATACGGACTCTTTGTATTCCCCTCTTCTTCGGGTGCTGATCTTGGATACGGCACGCTAGGTGCCATCTGGTATCTCAACAGCGGAAGTACGATTGAGTTGAGTGGTACCTATTATGATGGGGGCGGCTCAACATCCTTGACACAGGCTTGTTCACACCTTATTACCGCCGATTCCAATGGCCTCTTCAAGGTCGTCATCAGTGGTTCAACCGGAACAGAGAACATCGCGTTCGACTTCGATGATTCCAAAGAAACATTCGTCCGCAAGCGTTTCAGCACTAACCCCCAACTTTGCTCAACAGCCGGCACATTCTATGCCGCCGCCTCTGCCAAGAATTATTGGCTCGGCGAGACATTTGAGCAAGAACTCCGCGACGGAGCAGGCCAGAGCCTAGGCGATCTAACAACTAATGATAACCTCGTTGGTATCATTTTGGGTATTGCCGAGAGTGGTTCCTCCGGCGCAGGATCCAATGACCCCTCGCAGATGAAGGGTCAAGCAACCAAGGAAGCCCGTACCAGTTGGTTTATTGGTCAGGATCTCGGCACACCCGGCTCTTGGGTACCCGAAAGTTCTCAAAAGCTTTTCCGCCTTATTGGCCGCGGCCATGGCGAATGGTTACACAAGAACCTCAAGGTCTCCATTGAGAAGGTGAGACAATCAACAACCACCACAAGTGATTACGGTACATTCTCCGTAGTGCTGCGCACACTTCTCGACACAGACAACAAGATAGAGATTGTGGAGAGATTCGACGGTTGTACTCTCGATCCCACATCTCCTAATTATGTTGCGCGCAAGATCGGCGATACTTATACCAGTTGGGACTCCACTGGACGCAGACTTAAAACTTATGGTGAATACCCAAATATGTCCAAGTTTGTGTACGTCGAGATGAACGCTGACGTAGACGCCGGCGCCACCGATGCAACATATTTGCCCTTTGGCTACTTTGGTCCTCCAACAATGACCAATGTTGCTGATGTCACTGATGAAGGCACCGCCACCGCAGCCAGCTTTATGGTGGGTGGGGCAAACGTCTACAATGGTGTTGCCCAATATCTAGGCGGCTCTTCTGTCGCCACCGCATCCTTCACATGGCCATCAGTCCGACTACGCAACAGTGCTTCTGCCGGCGGCCTCAGTGATCCCACAAACGCCTACTTCGGCTTTGATGTCACAAGACTTTCTAGCTCTACACGCCCAGATGCAAGTGTGGCTGATGGTCATCGTCTATGGTACTCTAGTTTCCCAGATGATCCTACAACAGCCACATTTACAACCGGTTTTAAGGGTTCGGCTTATGTATTCTCGCTTGACAATGTAGTGGCGACAACAGCAAGTCCTGCCGCATACTTCTACTCGTCAGGTTCTAGAACAGCCGGCACATCTGTCTCTAGTGGCTCTTATACCGACCTCTTGAACGCTGGATACGACCGCTTCACCGCTCCATTCTGGGGTGG